GAACTCCAGCTCAGATGCTGATTCTATACTTATGATTAATCATTAGTAATCTTTTACTTTACTAAAGATCGATCCACTAAGCAATAGAGTTAACTATCTTACTTCAATTTAATATCTCTATTAAATTTACCAACGAATCTGTACGTATTAAACATTTTAACCATCATTTGATAAACATTTAATGGTTTATTAGGTTTTCTAACGACAGGTCTTTGGTACAAGAAGTTGACTGGAAGGTTGTACATGACTTTATGAGCATCTAAAAGTGCCATAGAGGCTGCTGATATATTAAATCTATCAACAACCGCTGAACTGAACATTTTTGACATCATCCCTTTTCCCTTCAAGGCCTTTATCCAAGGAGTAATAGCTGCTAATTCAGAATTTGCAATTCTGACAGCCGATTCGCTGAAATTACGATAAAGTTCGAAAAGAAAATTATAGTAATACATTGAATCGCATGACTTCTTGGAGTATTCTCCTGAAGTGATCAATGCTACTGTACCTTTATTGAAGAATACACTTTCTAGTAAACCAGAATGTGTATCCGATATTAAAGTTGAAAATCTTTTGTGTAGAGATAGTAATTCTCCCAAAAGAAAAGCTTTAAGATCCTTTAAAGGTATTGAAGGAACAGCTTTTGGATCACTACTTCCATAGATTTTATGGATTTCGTGAAGCCAGCTGCTAAAATCAGTAGGAATTATCAAGTAGAACTGATACCATCTCCATCTAATACTTTTCCAAGTATTTCTATATCCTAATCCCAGTAGTCTTGATACTACGTGATTAGGGATAGAATATTTTCTAATGAAAGAAAATAAAGATGACACGCTTTGAATTGCGGCAGAGTATTCACTTAAGGTTATAGGAGTAACATCCTGACCATTAATGAAGACTCTTTTCGCAAATTCAAATGCGGTTCCATTAGGAGAGACTATAGATTTAGATAAATTAATTTCTAAACCTAAATCTTTCATAATGGTTAGGTATACAGTAGCTACACTTTTATCCCAGATCACCATATCGTCTCCGAGTATAGCATAGGCAGTAAACCTTGTTTTATACCCGGATTGGATAGCGGCGATCTGTACAATAATATGATGAGTTAGAGCAAGCATTGCCCAAGATGATAGTGCACCCATTGGTTGTCCAACTGCATATTTCAAGTGCAAGTTGTAAGGTTTACCATTAAAACTTCTAGTAAGTTCATATGATCGACCCACCAATAGATCCACCCAAGATTGGGCGACAGCGTCTGTAAATAGAATTGCCATAATTTTCTTTTGGAAAGTTATGGGAAGTCTATCAGTTGCTGCCGATAGATCGTAAGACGCAATCCAGGTTCCTTTACCTGGGTATAAACCTAAAGGTTTAAGTTGATCCATAGTACCATCCATTGGAAGTCTAGATAAAAATCTAAATATCCGTTTATGAATTGGTGCTAGGATCATCTGCGTCCAAGGATCTACCATTGCAAAGATTCTAACTTTTCCTTGAGGTTCCTGCTTTAAACCTAGTTTACCAATCCTATTGCAAATAGGAATATCTGTGGAAAAGTTCCAAGCACACATGTACGCCGCATACGTGATAGATAGATATCTATCAGTATACTGAAGTACATCAGCAAATCTTTTAAAGGCCTCAAGGCATATAGGATAATTACCTAAAGCAATAAGACCTCTTAGAAGAGCTGTTGGGGAGCTAGAATATTCTCCCATGCTTGAAATACTCAACGCAGATGAGGTATACATTAGTTTAAAATCGACTTTTGGGAATGGAAAGTTGGTATTAGCAACTCCAAGGTTAATCATACCTTGGGGAATAAGCTGTATCCACCTATTCATTCTTACTGTCGATCCTGTAAATTGAGAAGTAATTGTTGATAAATTAGGCTGTGTTAAGTATTCTAGAGCTCTACTAAGACTCAAGATACTCAACACCCATCTTAAGGTAGATGGATCACCTGATTTTAACAATTTTCTCACACTTACCGGGAACACTCTTGGAAGGCCACTCTTAGTTCTAGAAATTCTAGGACCAAGAGGGCCAACATCATTTATTTTGTTACCTCCCAGACTCTGAATTGTTAATACATACATTGATTTCATGGCCTTAATTAGACCAGGTAATCTTTGATGTGAATAAATAATCCAGAAGCTTCTTAAAAGTAAAATAGTTAGTCTAACTCTATTACTTGTCAAATGTGGATCGATTACTCTAGCTATCAAAAGATAGTGTTTGATTAATCTTACTCCGCCTTTTACAGCGAAGCTAGCAGTAAAGACTCTAGGTATCTGAACTTTGGATAGTCTAAATTTTATATTAGATTTATCGAAAGTTTCATGAAACTAAGTCACTTTACTCTTCGGTTTCCCTGAGTCAGGAACCGTTGGTATCTCTTATAAGGTCTCTATGTTAAACTTAGAGACTTTGGGAGTACCCGACGTCCTGACCTCTAATGGGGCCGCAGCTACCTTTGAAAGGAACAGTTGACAAGACTGTTAGGGTTTGACTTACTTTACTTCCTTATAATCCCAGGAAGCCAGTAAGGTGCCCTATGGAGGTGTTCGTTCTCGATTAATTTTCGAGTCGACGCACTAAAGTAGGACCTCTACTTCCTCGGGATACTAACCCGAGTGCACGTTTGGATATTCAAATCCACGACTGTACTCACAAATCGCACCGACCACACCTCACCTGAGGTAACCAGCTCACTTGCATGATTCTATTAGAACCACACTCTGAGTGGTACTCTAATCCTTATTTTCGTAAGGATTAGATTTCGGTCTCTTCGCG